AAGGTCAACTGATTGAGAAGATTACGTTTGCTTTGCTGCCGCTGCTATTCTCCTGTGTGGTTTACTTGATGAGCGCCTTGTCAAACTTATCCCACGAAGTCACCGTCCTCAACAGCAAAATTTCGCTTGTTGTCACATCAGACAACAAGCAGGCGTCAAACACTGGAGCTGAACTGGCCCGTGAAAAATTACGCCAAGACCTTGAAAAAGAGATTCAACGCAACCGTGACCAGATTGCAGAGAATAGGATGCACATTGCCATCTTGGAAGAAAAAGTTCCTGTAAACGCAAAAATCAAAACTGTAACTGGAAAGGATTGATATGTTTGATTTACTAAGTGGCGGTATCTTTGGCTCCCTGCTTGGCGGCGTGTTTCGCCTAGCACCAGAAGTTCTCAAGTGGATGGACAAAAAGAACGAGCGCGACCATGAATTGCTCATGTTTAGCCAGCAGTGCCAGTTGGAGCAGCTACGCGGCCAGCAAAAGCTAGCTGAGATTGGGGCGCAGCGCGAGGCTACGGTAGATGCTGGCGTGATGGAAGCGTTTAACAGCGCCGTAGAGCAGCAGACCGAAATGGTCAAAGCTGCTGGCGGTTGGGCCGCTAGCTTATCCGCTTCGGTGCGTCCTGTGGCAACCTACTGGATTTTGCTGCTGTGGAGTTTTGCACACATCTGGTTTGCGTGGACCGCATGGGCGGCTGGCGCACCCCCAGAGGCAGTGTTTAAGCTAATCATGTCAGCCGATTTTGCGGCGCTAGTGTCGGGCACGCTAAATTACTGGTTTCTCGATAGAACTTTGGCAAAGCGTGGTCTATGAAACTGGACATTGCCGCAGCACTGTGTAAACAGTTTGAAGGGTATAGGGGTAAACCCTACCTCTGCCCTGCGGGTGTTCCCACCATTGGTTACGGCAGCACTTATTACGCTGACGGACGTAAGGTAACGTTGACAGATGCGCCCATGTCTGAGCTGGACGCTGCGGCGCTGCTGCTTCAAGAGTTGCACCATACTTACTTGCCTGGCGTCCTGCGCCAGTGCCCCATCTTGCTGACCGATGAGCGCAAGTGCAACGCCATCGTGGACTTCGTGTACAACCTAGGGCTGGGCCGGTTGCAAACTAGCACGTTAAAACGCAAGATCAACGTGTCTGATTGGGACGCCGCCCAAGAACAGCTAATGCTGTGGACCAAGGGCGGCGGGCGGGTGCTGCCGGGGCTAGTTAAACGTCGGACCGCTGAATCTGCCTTATTAGCTGCATAGCGTCCTTCAGATCGCCCCGCAATTGCTCCATAGCGTCTTGCTGGGCCTGTAGGCGCAAGTAAGCGTCCAAGGCGAATTTAGATAGGTTTTCGTTGGTCCAAGCTGCAAAGTTAGGTATGTCGTTCATGGTTTGGGTTGGTTAGGCGGGACGGGTACGGCAACGTATATAGCCCGCCAGGTTTTAGCTTCGTAGCGTTTGCTTCTAGCCGTTTTCTCCCAGCGGTCTATGTACACGTCGGGCATATTGGGCAAGGCTTGGCGCACGGTGTCGCCATGCAAGCCGGTTAAGGCGCTGATGACAACAACGGTGGTCCCTTCAGGCATCTTTCTAAGCGCCTCGCGGATGTCCGCGTGAGTTGACTTACGCATTGCGTTCTTTTAGTCTAGCCAAGCACCATGCAACACCTTGGTCAAAGGTGTCAGGCATATCTTCAATTTCTTTCCAATCAGCATCCGTCAGGTCTACCAACGGGCGCTGCGCTGGCTGTGCCAATGCTGCTTTGATTGCGGCAATTGCTTTGTTTTCTTTTGCAAAACTTGCGTTTTCAAATGCATCAAGCGCCAGCTTCAATGCTTCACGCACAGGCTCCTGCGCTGGCTGTGCCAATGCCGCTAATGCCCGATCAACGATTGCGCGATCTTCATCCGAGCCAGCAATGCAGCACTTACCTTCTGGGTCGCAAAGGACGGATTTAAGTTGGTCAATTGCCTCCATATGCGCCACCAGCTCCTGCGCTGGCAATTCGTCAACTACTGGAACGTCATACACGGGCAAGCTGCCAAACAAAGTTGCCAGAGGCTCCTGCTTTAGCTTGTCCTGCGCCATAGCGCGTTTTGATTCGTAGCCTGTCATGTTGTTCCCCTTGCGCGGATTGATATGGCAAGATTGGTACAGACATTGCAAGCAGCGGCTTTCAAATGTTCTTCGTGATACTCCCAAATTGTTTCCCTTGCAGCTTCACACAACTTAGCGCACTCCTCACGCTCATGTGCTGCTACCAAGTTGGCAAAGGCTTCCAAATAATGAATAAACCTAGCGCGTTCTTTACCCATACTGTAATAGATGAGGCCCGATTCGATTGCTAGTTCCATGACGTTCATTTGTGCCACCATGTTGCAAAAATTAGCCCCACCACGCCAGCTACCACTAGCACAGCAATCAGCGCTTTGACGCTGGCAAACACTTCGTCTGCTGGGTTCGGGTCATGCAGTTCGGGCATTTCTTTGTTCATATACGCCTTGTCTTGCTCTTTCATTTGTACTCTCCTAAACGGGTATTTAAACGCTCTATACGGGCTAGGCTTAAATCGTGGCACGCCTTTGCGTACTCACACGCCGATTCAGCCTCCAGACGATCTAAATGGGCCTGCGCCAATTCACGTTGGATAACCTCGGCTGGCGTCAGTTCGCGGTAATAGTCTTTAAGAAATTTAAGTATCTTCATGGTAATTTAGCTTCCTTTAGTAGTTCAAGTCTCTCCCGCGCAACGCGCAGGGTGTTGTACCGCTGGTGCAGGCGCTCCAGTACGGATACTCTTTTGAGCAACTGGCGCTCGTTGTTCAGCATACCCAGCACTTCCTCTTCGGACAGCGTGGGCAGACGGTCATTTAGACTTCGCCAAGTGTTTTTCAATTCGTGTCTCCAGTTTGGTAATCAAGTTGACGCAGCGGTCATACGCCCGGTAGGTGGCGTTCAACTGGCGCGCGCGGGCCTTGAGTTCGGCCTTGGCCGCTTTGAGTTGTGCTTTAAGTTTGTCTAACATAATTCCTCCATTGCAATATCAGAAATAGCGCGCTTGTCGTGCAGCGCCGCCCAGATGCGTTCATCCACCGTTTTATTGGTCAGCATCACGTAGCACCATACGTCATGCCGCTGGCCGCTACGGTGCAAGCGCCCTATGGTCTGTTCATACAGTTCGAGCGACCAGGGCAGGGATAGGAAAATAATCCGGCACCCGCCATGCTGCAAGTTAAGCCCGTGGCCTGCTGATTTTGGGTGCACGGCGAGAAGTTCAATTTCTCCTTGGTTCCACCGTTCAATTGCTCGCTCATCATCCAGCGTATTAATCTGTCTATACCGGCGTTTGAGTTCCGCGAGTTCTTCTTGGTAGTTGTATACGATGAGTGTGTTCGCACGTTGGTTCTCCTCCAGTAATTCATGCAGCCGATCAAACTTGGCCGTGTCAAACCACACGGGCGTTTGCACCGTCACCCACTTGCCTGGTATCTCTGATGGCGTCTGTACGGTGTGGTACACAAACCCGCTGGCAAGCTGCTGCAACTTGCCGGTCACCACAGCCGCGTTGATGGCCGTAATGTCTTGCAACTTGAAGTCTTTTTTCATGGTGTCATACGGCTTACGGTCGTTCAAGTCGCAGCGCACTTCCACTGTATGAAGCGGGGGCAGCTTGTCGCTATACTCACCCGCGTCCAAGACAAAAGTAGCGGGCTTAATCACGGCCATAACCTTCTCAAGACTGCCCTTGCGCGGCGACCATTCACCAAAGTCGGGGTTGATCAGCACGAAGTATTGCTGCTGAAACGCGCCCTTGCTGCGGCCCAGCAAACTCTGGTCCACGATCTTGCATTGACCGAACACGTCTTCTAACCCGTTGCTGGTAAACGAGCCGGTCAGACCCCAGCGAATCTCAATAGGCGTAAGGAATTTGAGTAGGTCTTTGAAGCGCTTGCCGCTGGGGTTCTTGAGCCGCGTTAGTTCGTCAAACACCACCGCGTCAAACTTGCCCGTGGGCAGGTTCTCATAGTTGGTCACCACCACTTGGGCGCTAGATGCAAAGGCCGCAGCCCGCTGCTTGGCTGACCCCACGGCCACGGCCAGCGTCACGCCCGGTGCCCACTTGGGCTGCTCAATGGGCCAGACGCTGGCGGCCACCCGTTTAGGGGCCAGCACGAGGAAGCGCTTGGCGTGGCCGTCCTTGAGCATGGCTTGCATAGCAGTCAACGTGATGGCCGTCTTGCCCGCGCCCACAGGGGCGAGGATCATCGCCCTGTCGCGCTCGTACAGGAAGTCAGCCGCCTCGTTTTGATAAGGCCGCAAATTCATCAACTTGTTCCTTGGTCCATATACACATATACCTCTGATTGAGCCGCGCCATGTCTGCGGCAAACAGCTTTTGCAATTCTGATAACCTACCGCCCTTGGTCTTGAGTTCCACAAACCAAGTGCTGCCGTCAGGCAAGCACGCTATCCTGTCCGCTACGCCTTTGCGCCCAGGTGAAGTGAACTTGTATGACACCCCGCCCATACGCTGCACCGCCCAGACAAAATGATTTTCAACTTCTTTTTCTTTCATGTCAAGAAGTTTAGCACAAAAAGTTGTGATACACTGAACGCCTCATCAACTAA